GACATATTTGCAACAGGTATCCATCGAGGAAATCGCACAAGTCTCCCCCGATCTAGCGGAACTTATTGTTAGTGGTGCTGATGACGAGATGGTATTCGGTATGCTTCAGACAGCATTCCCCGACCTGTCGTCAAAGCGTGCAAAAAAAGCCATTATGGATCTTCGTAAGAAGGGCTTGGCTGAAGTCTCTGTCCCTCGTACATCGGTAGATTGCCCAGTAGTTTACTCATGCGCCCCCGATGGCGAGGTTCTTTTCCCATCGTATGTGACTGATCCTCAACGCGCTCCGTATGTGTTCTGGCGCACATTCCTAACATCTCAGGAGCTTGAGAAAAAAGTAACCTCCGAAGGCTGGGACGCCGGTTGGGTCGAGAACGCTATCGAGCGGCTTCGTGGGAAGGATTCCATGTATCTCGACGGCGAGAAGCTAAAGACAATCGACCGCTTGCCTATCACGGACGACAACGACCTTGTTATGGTGGTGTATGGTTACCAGAGACTCATCGACGAGGAGGATGGCAGCGAGGGCATCTACTGTACGGTCTTCCACCCAACCACAGAAGGCTTCGCCAAACACGAACTCCTTAACGGTTATGACGACTACCCCTTTGTGGTTACGCGCCTATCGAACGACCAGAAGCGCATGTACGAAACCCAGACCTTCTCGGACATCCTCCGTGGAGCGCAAATGCAAATCAAGACCGAGCGTGATTCTCGTATTGATCGTGCTTCTCTGGCTACTCTCCCTCCACTACTGCACCCGGCTGGTCGTCCTCCCTCTGATTGGGGGCCAGGAGTAAGGGTTCCGTATCGTCGCCTTGGTGAAATCCAATGGGGGCCACCGCCTCCAGCCGACAATGGTTCTGTTGAGGTTGAAGTATCCATGACCGCACAGGCAGACCGTGCTGTTGGTCTGGATATGTCCAACCCAATCTCTGCCTCCCGCCAGCAATTCGTGGTGTCCAAGTTCTTGGATCATGTCCGCGATGTGCTTAACATGGCGTGGAAGCTGTACCAGCGCATGGGGCCAGATGAAGTGTTTTTCCAAGTTACTGGCAATCCCAACCCCCAAGTAATGACCAAGGGTTCGGCTGATGAGAACTTCAGCATCGTGGTGAACTTTGACTCACAGAGCAATGACCCAGAGACCGCCGAGACTCAGCTCAAGAACATGGTGTCATTGGTGCAACTCGACCGCAACGGCATCATGGATGTGAATAAGTTGCTTGAGTTTACGGCATCTAGCATCAACCCAATCTTTGCTGACTATGTTCTACAACCCGCTGAGGAAGCTCAACAAAAGGTCGCTAAGAATGTTACTGACGACCTTGCTAAGATCTTCGCTGGCATCGAGGTTCCTGCCCAGCCTAATGGCGCACAGATGGCAATGCAGATGATTCAAGCGTATGTCCAGCAACCAGACATCATGCAACGCGCACAGCAGGACGAGGCGTTTGCAGCACGACTCCAGAAATACAGCGAACAATATTCCTTTCAATTGCAGCAAATGCAGAACGCTGAGATTGGTCGCATCGGCACAGCTCCCGCTCAAATGGGCGGAGTTCAAACCCAACAAATGCAACAAGGATAATCAACAATCAATCAATTAAATATATGCCAAAGAACAAATACAATTTAGATGGTGCTACTATGGAGTCAGTAAGCATGGCTAAGAAAATGCAATCATCTCCAAAAACAAACCCAGCAGGAAAAGGGAGATTTATCCCAGACTCAATTCTGTCAATCTCGGGAGCAGAACCAAAATGGAGGGGCGGAGTCAAAATAGCTGCTGACCCTGCCGCATCTGCCCGTGGCGCGAATGCCCGTGCAAACAAAGAGCGCGGAACTCAGTCTTCATCACAACGCAAGGTCATCAAGTAACTTATGAAAAAAGGTAAATCATGTGGCTGCGGCCACGAAAAGATGGAGCGTAAAGGCAAGGGTAAAGGTAAAGGCTATGTCGAGATTGAGATCAAGATGAGCCGTACGCCTAAGAAGACAGCCAAGCGCAAGTAAGCTATGCCGAGTCTATTGTCACAAGCCTACCAGAAACCTAGGGAGACATATAACCAACCTAGGCTTACGAGCTATGCTGGCTATCCAGTAGTCTCGGCGCAAAGCCTTGGTTTAATGGATTACTTTAAGGGGGCTGGTGAAAATGTTGGGGGAATGGCATGGGGCGGTAAATACAATCCACCGGGACAAGGTCAAGGCCAACCATCAAGCATTGTTCCTAATCCATACTATTATAAAAACAACCCTCAAGGGCAGAATGCATTGGTAAAGCTCGAAGCGTCTAGGCATTGGATGAACGAGAACGAATACGATCCTAAGTTCAAGATTACCCCAGCAATGCAGGAGTGGAGGGAAAAACAATTCAAGGGGATTGAGGCTGGACAAGCGTACCTTAATGACGATAAGGCATTTAGGCAGACAATAATTTCAAGGATTATTGGTGGTGACTCAAACATCCCAAAGGTAGGGCAAGATGTAATCAAACAAGCCAATAACATTGAATCTAAACTTGAAGCAATTGACAAAGCATCTAAACCAACTATCACTCAATCCATAATGTCCGCTATGGGCATGAAAAAGAAGTAAGCCATGAAAGCCAAATCAAAGGTCAACGCCGCTGGGAACTACACCAAGCCAACCATGAGGAAGGCGTTATTTAGTCGCATAAAGGCAGGGACTAAAGGTGGTGATCCTGGTGAATGGAGCGCGAGGAAGGCCCAACTGCTCGCTACTGAATATAAGAAAAAAGGCGGAGGCTACCGATGAAACCTTCTCAACAATCACTAAAGAGTTGGGGTGATCAGAAGTGGCGCACCTCCGATGGCAAGCCCAGCAAGGGTAAAAAAAGATACTTGCCAGATGCCGCTTGGAGTGCGCTTAGTCCTTCTGAGAAAGCATCTACTAATCGAGCTAAGGCAAAGGGTAACGCGCAGGGAAAGCAGTTTGTAAAGCAACCTAAATCAATCGCTCGTAAAACATCAGCATACCGATGAGAAACGCCAACCTACCGAAGTGTAGAGTCTATGTCCGTTGCGATGCTTTTGGCGGTAGTGAGACGGAGTATGAACCAGCGTGGCTAGTCAGCGTCCGTGCTATGCGGAATCGTCCATTCTGCTTCCAAGTATGGGTGGATAAATACGCTGCTTGCTTTGACAAGATTCCGCCTCAGTGCATCTACCACTACGAACCAGACGGAGATCAGGTTGACCTACCACTCCACAAGGTGCAACTATGGGAGTGCTTGTCTGGAAGCATCGAGGTCTGGCAGAAGAGTCAGCTTTGCGATGTTCCGATGCTAGTAAACATGGGTAAAGGTTGCGCTCCGATGACTGGGCATTACTGGTTTACGATTGACTTTCTGCCTGAGAATCAAGCCGCTGGGACGCTGGACATTGGTGATGTGGAACTTCTAGAGGAACACAAGGAGGGTAATGTGGTCAAACTATCGAATGGTCAAATTGCAATCTATCCAAACAACCGCTTAAAATGGCTTCCAATAAGCCTAGTTAAAGAAGGTGCAGCAGAACGCATCCCTAACTGGGAAGTCGCTACAAACGAGCAATGGGATGAATGGTGGCAAGACTCGACAGAAATCCTTGGAGATGCTAAATGGGCTTACTGATACAGAAAAGAGATTTATTAAAGTATTCGCTAATCTAACACCACTATGCCATCTATCAACCCACCACAGCAAAAGATGGGGCTTAATCTCCCATTGGTTAAATACGGAAAAAGACCAGACAAGACTCAAAAAGGACAGGGTTACCTTGGCGAGCTGAAACTACCAAACGGCAGCGTTGCTACTGAGTATTCCACTCAGAGTGGGGCCGTAAAGGTTGATGGTAAGCAAATCGACTTCCCTACACTTGTTCCAACCTTGAGCAAGAATGAGGTAGCCCTAATGCAAAATGACATCATCCCTAATAAAAAACCTATTCCAGAAGCAATTATGCAGAAGGCTATTGAGCATGCCAAGATGAGACTGGCCAAGAAACTAAGCCCATTCAAATGACACCGATACCGAAACCAACTATCCAGACCGCCGTAGAAGCCCTCCGTGACCGCGAGGAATATGCCGCCATCCTTCAGTTTATCCACGATGAGCGTGAGAAGTTCTTTGGAGATTTCCGCCAAGCAGAATCATCGAATGATGTGATGAAGCTCGCAGGAAGCATCTCTACGCTGGATGAGCTACTCTCAGTCTTAGCTTGACAAACCCGCTAGAATGGTCTAAGCATTCCCCGCATTCAACTTCGGTTGCGTGTGTTTTGTTTCATCGTTCGTTTCATAGTTTGCGCCCTCGGTAGATTAAAACCCTGCCGAGGGTGTTTTCTTTACGCCATTAGAACGATCTTGTCTTTAGCGTCTTGTTCTTCGATCAATTGGTTAAAATCACGAACATGGTGGGCGTACTCAATGTCTTCGTAATAGTCTTCAATTATCTCCAGTCTCTCGCGCCTCCTCATCTTGCGTATCGCGTGTTGCTTGAGTTGATACGCCCTTCCCGTTGTTACGCCCAAGAGCCTACCAAGTTGAGCTGGTTTTAGATCATCGTTTTGAAGGATGAATATATCTCGCTTATCAATCCCAGACTCCATGATCTGCATCCAAAACCCATCAAGGCTTATCTCGCATCCATTCGGTAACTTCTCGTCCTTTCCAATAAGCCTCAGCTTCTTTTTAAGCTGTCGTTTTTGGATGTCGAGTTGATCAATGTTGCCTCTAATCGTATCAATGATTTGGTTGATCCTAACGATCTTGCCCTTCTCGAACTCAATCTTCCTGTCTACCGATCTGATTTCCTTCTGTACTTGTTCTGCATTCATAGCGTTTCGAGGCTTATTTTATAGGGTGTTTTGTAGCGTTCAAGAATAATTTCAATTATTTTGCATGGTGTATGGCATCACCAACGGTTAAGTTGACTTACACTTGACTTACACTTGTGACATTTAATTAAGACAGTCACCTCGCTTACGCTCGATCAAACTTCCCTCCGAGAGGAAAAAGACATACCGACCTCTTAGGGCTGTAATTACAAACCCTATGATTCGTGGTCTACCATGTGGAACCCCTATTTCTAGAGACCCAATTCGGTTGTGCGCTCTTCCCCCCGCTTCGGATTAAAGCCTGTAGCGGACGCTGGATGATAGGTCGGAATCAGAGCCAGCCGCGAGCCTAATGGTAGTGAAGTATTCTCATACCCCTTTGCCCGTCCTAATGGCTGTCTTGTTCCACTAGGAACTAGCACCTTGAAAAACAAAGGGCTAGCACGAGGAGGTCGGAGTACTCGTGCCAGCCCTAGATCCATTGCTCTACGCGCCGGAGGGGTGAATAGTGACGATGAGTCCGACCTCTCGTCAACGCAAATAATGCATGATTTTTCCGTCCCGTCAATAGGAAATCTTTAAGGTCGCAATTTGCGGCCAAGGGTTAGGCTAACCCTAAAGACGCATGCTTGAGCCGAAAGACACACGCTAGACGGGAAAAGACGCATGTTTTTGCGTCAAGTTTTGTGCTAAATTTAACCCAGTATTTGTCACGGATTCGTCAGAAAAACTACCCATTATTTCTGACATAATGCGTCAAATCCAATACCTTACCAAGTTACTTGACATACTAAGGATTAAATGCTTGACTTCGCTCATCGCCACCGCAGGGCGTTAACCAGCGCACAAATATGACCAATACCAATCAAGCTAACGCCGAAGCTGAAGAATCGGTGGACAATATCTCATTCGAGGAGCTTATCGCTCGGAGAATTGGGGAAGCAACTGCACCAGAGGAAACCGAAGAGGAACCCCAGGATGCCGAGGAAACGTCAGACATAGACCTGTTGAATCTCTCGCCGGAGCAGATCCAAGAGCTTGCCAAAAAAGGTAAGAGTCGCCTCCTTCAACGGATTGGTGAACTCACCGCCCAAAAGCGAACCTTAGAGGAAAAGCTCGCGGCTCAACCGCAGATGACTCGTCAAGTCGAAGAGAACGAGATTCCAGAGACAATCCGTAAATTGGAGAGCTTCGAGAACCTAAAAGAGTTCTACGACGAAATGACGAAGACTCTAGAGTCAACTGACGAGATCTTGGATGAACACGAAGACTACGGCCCCGATGACATCATCACCGTTGGCGACAAAGAGTTCACCAAGCGTCAAATCCGCAAGGCCAACAGGAACGCCAAGGAAGCACTAACCAAGTACATCCCAGCCCAACAGCAGCAGTTGATCAAAGTTGCCCAGTTCGGTGAGATGTCCAAGCAGTACTCCGAGGCAGCACGGAAAGAAGTTCCAGAGATCCAAGACGAAGAGTCTGAGATCGGGAAAAGATACAAGGTGCTAGTCGAAGACCCCCTGGTTTCCAGAGTGAAGCGCGAAATCCCCGAGATTGGGATGCAAATTGAATACATTCTTGCTCATGCGGCAAGGTCTATCTTTGGAAAGAAGGCTAAGGCTATCCAAGCTGGAGCTGGGAACAAGTTGAAGGTGTCACCACCCGCTTCCCCAGTTGGATCTGGTTCGGCTAAGTCTGGTTCAAATGCCAAAGCAAAGGTCAAAGACGCATACAGCAGGTTTGAAACGACTGGTTCGGTCGATGATTGGGTTGCTTCACGAATCGCTAAGTTAAAATAACCTTTATTAAATTACTATTATGAGTATCTCGAATACCTATCAACCAAATGCGCCCCAAGCCAAGACTGGCACGGGTTCCGCTATCTCCAACCGCGAGGATCTCTCTAACGAGCTGACCCTCCTTGCTCCCGAAGAAACCCCGCTCCTCAGCCTTTGCTCCAAGGGCAAGGCAACTGGTACTTTCAGCGAATGGACAGCCGATGTGCTTTCCGCTCCTTCGACTGCTGGTATCTCTGAAGGCACGGATGTTACCGCCTTTGATGACAAGTTCGCTAGCCGCGCTCGTCTTGGCAACTACACCCAAATCTTCCGCCGCGACTACATCGTGTCGAACCTGCAACAAGCCGTTAGCTCCGTTGGCCCAGCCAATGTTGCCCAGGCTGAGGCAAAAAGTATGAGGGAGTTGAAGCGCGATGTCGAAGCAGCTATCTGCTCGGACAATGATCGTACCGTTGAGAACGGTGCTGGCACTCCATACGCCCTCCGTGGTCTTGGTGACTGGCTCGACTCGGCTGGCCCTTCGGATGTCCCTGCTGCTTATCGTACGCCTACGGCTTCGATCCTCACGTCCGCCCCTAACGAAACCACCTTCAACGACATTATCGCGTCGATCTACACCGTCAATGGCGAGGCCAATAACCTCACCCTTATTGCTGGTGTTGCTCTCCGCAAGGTGATCAGCAACTTCACCCGTTCGTCTGGTGCTGCTGCTTCAGAAGCCGTCTATCGCGTCAGCCAAGATGCTACCGCTAAGAAGGTGACCCACGCGGTGACTGTTTATGAGTCCGATTTCGGTATCGTAAATGTCATCAATGGCAACCCCTCCTGTATGCCAGCCTCGACCCGTGGTTATGTGGTGAATCCGAAGTATCTCGGCTTCAACTCGCTTATCCCAATGGGTTCGACCCGTCTTGAGAACCAAGGTGGTGGCGAGCGTGGTTTCGTGGACATGGTTGGTACGCTTGTTTGTAAGCATCCCGGCGCACACGGCAAGATCGCTTACTCCTAATCGCAACTAAACACTAAAAGAAAGGAAAATTGAATTATGCCACAACTTGTAAATAACGAGCGTAGCCCCTACACGGATGTTGTTAAAATCACTGTCGATGACCTCAAGGCTATCGGCACTGGTGGAACCCGCCGTATCGCTACGATCCCCGCTGGCGGTGCTGTTGAGCTTGTCACCGTGACCAACACCGTTGACATCGTTGGTTCGTCCAGCCTTGTCATTGATGTCGGCACTACGCTTGCTGATCCCGATGAGTTCATCAACGCCCTCGATGTGGACGCGATGACCGTTGGTCTCCCGACCGTCAACACTGGCGACCAGTTCACCGCTGGCACTGCAGTGTCGACTTCGGGCCTTAGCCAAGCAGTTGCTCAAGCATCTGCTGCTACACCTATCTACATCAAGGTGACCGATGCCGCTGTGGCTTCTATCACCGCTGGTGAGATCATGATTGGCTTCCGCATCTTGGATCTTACCAAGTTTGCCTAATCCTTGATGGCGGGGGGTGGGTTCTATCCCCATCCTCCGCTTTCTTCTAAACCAAACGATGATCTCCGAGGAGGCAATGACCGATGCGTTGGTAAAAGAGCTTTGCTCTGGTCGCCAGCTCATGGAAACAAAACAAAAATTCCGCGAGATTTCCGCAGCGCAAGAAGCTGACACTCTCCGTGGAGTAAAAACTGGCGCGTTGGGCCGAGCCGTTGCGGTTGTCC